GGAGCCTCCAGGCCCGAATCTTCGTCGTACTCGACACGCATGGGGCCGAGGAGACGTTCGCCAAGCTTGCGAACGTCCTCGGGGAGTTGGGCTCCTGTACACACACCTTCCCAGACACACAAGATTGTGTCGCGGCTAAAGCCATCTGTCGCCTTTGTCAGGTCGGCCGATACCAGAAGGAGATCACCCAGGGACACGGGACACTTAATGCGGTTCTCGGAGAGGTTTGCGAAAACCTCCTCAAGTCTACCGCCTTCAAGCGAAGCGCGTACCCTAGGGTCCTTCTCCAGCATCGGCCAGACAACGCTGCGAACAAGGTGGCCAACCTCAACCACGTCGGAAGGCGACTTGGTAACGACGCGGGCCTTAAACCCGCGTTCTCGTACTATAGTCGCCCGACATGGAAGAGGTCCGCGGCGGTTCACGAACCGCCTAAGGGAGGTATCTCTTATCATCCTGGCAACACGGGTGCGTTCCAGATCCGGGTCTTGGAGTATGTTGACCACATATTCCACGACGTCCCGGGTCGGAACGACACCTTGAGATTGATATTGTTGCCGATTCAACTCACCTTGGTGAGTGAAGCGAGTTGGATCCGAAAACGTGGGGGCGGGATGGGCGCCATCCGCCGCGCTCCCAGCCGGCTCACTGCTCCATGTATCTACTACCGATTTCAAGTCGGCCCTAAGGCCGCCAAGTTTTCGGGAGTAATCCAGAGAAGCAGAGGAGCTCGCGCTGAGAGAAGCGACGGATGTGTTGGCAAAGCGCCCAAACCGCTTACCCCAATTTTCGGAAAACTCGCGGAGTTCAGAGATTACCGGAGGTGGGACAACCACCTTCCTGGCAAGTGTACTCCTGTGATCCTCAAGGGATCGGTCGCAAACGGCGTCGTCGGCCGGAGGCAGCGCACGGGCGATGGACGAGAGCTGACAAAGCTCCCGTGCCCGGGCTGCACCGACACGACTACGCCGTATCTTTCGCAATATACGACCGAAAGCCGCCGGGGATCCAGGATGGAGAGGGGGTGGGGCCGAGAATTGGCGAACGGCGGAGGGAACGGGACCGCCAATGGCGGCTGCCAGAGATCGCGATCGGTTCGCAAGTGCCTTGAAACACTTGGCGACGAAACCGATGCCACTCCCGACAACAGAAACCGTTACCCACCGCCGAATTGCCTCAACATCGGCCAAAGAAAGTGGAACTTCAAGCATGGACAAGGCGGCCCAAGTGGCCTCCCAGACGGGTTGGATGGAGTTACACCATCCTTTCCGCCGGGAGGCCGGGGCCGACCAGACATGATGAAGAAAAGAAATGTGCTCACGCTCACCCGTGTGCATTGCAAGCTGAGGACGCGCAAACCTGAAAACAGGTTTACGGACCCCGTGGGACTGGAGGCAGGTCTTTCCAGACCTCCCTCCAGCCCGGGGAACGACGCGTTCCAAAAGAAAGCCTATTGAACAGCTTTCCGCTATGGTTGACGCCA